TGCTTGAACTTGACTTGTAAATTTTACAAAAGTATTTCCAACCATAGACATTTTACCAGCAGATGCTAGTAGCAAATCAAGTTGTTTTTGAGCTTGTTCTGGCTTAAGTTGTCCGATTGCAACTTGTGTTGCAATAAATGCGTTTGCTATTTTAATAATTTTTTCTGGATCGTTTTCTTTTTCTAATCCTTCAACTAAATCTCTTAATGGATTATTTTCTGGAAGAGATTCAATTAACGCTATAAATCTAGATAGTTCTTCATTTGTGTAACCAAATGATTTACCAGCATTTCCTGCTGCTGCATCAAGTGTTGTTATTGAACTTGTAAGCGATCCTACTTTAATAGTTGTATCAACAACTGCATTACCAAAAAATGTTGCAACGTCAGCACTTGACTTAAATACTGCTTCATTCATTGCCTTTAATTGCTTTTGCTTTTCTATTAATCCAGCAATAGCAGTTGATACTAATCCTATTGCAGCGCCTGCTGCTTGACCATATGGTCCAAACATCATTCCAAGGTTTGCTCCTGCAAGTGCTCCCTGTGCCATACCCTTTCCAGCAAAATCTGGTAGCATTGAAAGCCCCATGTTTGCTCCAAGAAGCCCCATTCCGCCACCAAATGAATTCATTCTGTTTCCTACAGATTTTACTCTGCCTACAGCTGTTGCTTTTGCTTGTCTTCTAGATTCTCTGCGAGATTCTGATTCTGTTAATGGTGCAACTATTGATAGCTGACTTGTTCCTGTTGGCACTACTGGCCCTATTGGTGCTGGCCCTTGTGCTCTTGTTGCAACACGACGTGCTTTACCACTTTGTGTCATCTGCTTCTTTTTTGCATCCTCATATGCAATTGCATCTTCTTTACCATGCTTAGCAGCTAATGGATGTGGACTGCCTCTATCTAGGCTTGCAACATAAGGATCTTTAACTGATTCTTTGACACCCTTTTCGTATGCCTTGCCATCTTTCTTGCCTCTGTCTAAAATTTTTGCTGCTGATGCGACTGCACCAGATCTTCTTGGATCTGCTTGAAGTGTTGATATGTCTTCTTGTATTGGACCATAGACATGTCCCATTTGTAATGAATCAGATGACTGCCCAGTCATTCTTGAGAACAACTTTTTTGCACCTGGACGAATTGCAGTATAAGATCTAAACCCAGCTAACCTTGCTTTAAATGCTCCACGACGTGCTCTATTTGGAGTAGTTCCTCCAGCCTCTCTAGAGTCTGTAGGTATTGTTCCATACTCATCTCTTTCAAGACCAAAGGTTTTTCTAACAACGCCTCTTTCTGTTTCTGACTTAATAGTATCAACTTGCTCTGCTACATGCTTTCCAGCAGATGACCAAGACTTTTGCATTCTTTCATTTTCGTCCTTGATGTCTGCAAATGTTTCATTATACTCACTGTTAAGTTTTTCAACAAACCTTGTTGTAATATCTTCATATTCTTTGTATATATTGTCAAAACTTCCAGAGCTGATCTGTGATGATGTTGGAGCAATCCCTCTTGCTTCTCCAATTCTTAAAGCAAGTGGTGCCAAAACATTTGGAACTCCAGTTGTTCCAGATCTTTGACCCATATTTTCTGCTGCGTCTTGAAGTCTTAGTGCATACTCTGGGTACATAGAAACTTGTCCTGGTTTTCCAAATTCATATCCAGGAATACTGTCTGCAATCATTCCATTAATTAATGAACCATACTTCTTGCTCATCTTTGTTGGAATTACTGTTTCTCCAGGCATTAAGAGTGCTAGTTCTGAATCTTTATTTCCTGTACCGCCAACAACTGCTGGCTTACCCTCTGCTCTCTTTGTTATTGGACCTCTGACCATTGGTCTAGCAGATGGAACAAATTGAGCCTGAGCAGCAATAGATCTTTGATATGCTCTTGTAAGAGCATCAACTGCAGATGCTTCTGCAGTAAATGTTTGTGCAAGAGTTCTGTGTACTTGATCAAGAGATGCTGCTACCGCTGCTGCATTTCTTTGCTCAAGTGTCATATATTTAACTTCGGTGCCCAAAGTTGCAGATGATTGCCCAGTCTTATTAAACAGGGTTTTCATAAATGTAAAGCCCTTAATTATGTTTGCTACACCATTTGCAAGCAAACCAAATGTCATAAGAAGTACTGGTCCAAGTCCAGCTACTACTGCTGTTAAAGTAATTATTATTTTTTTAGTACCTGCTCCAAGATTATTAAAACCATCTAAAATTTTTGTAACAAACTCAGCAATTGGAGTTACGGCCTTTAAAAATTCTTCTCCTACTGGCACTAATGCTAGCTTTAGATTTTCAACAGCACCCTTAAATTTATTCATAGCAGACTCTGATGTCATGCCTAATTCTTTTTCAGACATAGCTGCTAAGTCTTGAACAGATGCTGAAGCTAAGTCAAGAACACGGGCTGCCTGTGTACCATCTTTAGTAACGTTTGCAAAAAGTGTTGATAGACGAGCAAACTGAAACTTTCCAAACATTTGCTCAATAACCTGAGCTCTATTAAGTGGATCAAGTTCATTTAAAGCTGATGCAAAATCAATAACGGTTTTCTTTAGGTTTCCTCTATTGTTTTCTACAATTTTCTTTGCATTAATACCAAAGCTTAAAAGCATATCGTTTGCTTTTCCAGTTGGATTAATCAAAGATGCAAGACCAGACTTTAAGGCGTTAGCGCCTTCTGATGCATTGATTCCACCTTCCTTCATTGCAGTCATAAGGAATGCTAAATCTTTTACATCTCCACCAAGCTGTTGTACTACTGGGGCTGCTTTTGGAATTGCAGTTGACATGTCATCAAGTGACAATACTGTTTGGTTTTCTACTGCGTTAAGGAAATCAATAGATTCCGCAAGATTATCAGATGACATTGCAAAAGCATTTTGTAATGCAATTGTTGTTTCAAGTGCTTTTTGACTTTCTACTTGACCAAGAATAGATAGCTTTGTTGCTGCAGTAGTCTGTCTTTGTAAATCAAGTCCCTTAAAGCCTGCAGCTGCTGCCTCTGCTGCAAGTCCTACGGTGCTTGATACTGCGATTCCATACTTTGTAAACTCTTTACCAAGATCTTTAATGTCTTCTAAAGCTTGCTTTGATTCTGCTTGTGGTGTAAATAAATCTCCATAAACTTTTTTAAATCTAATTGCTTGTGTTTCCATATCCATAAATGCTTTTGCTGCTGCAGAACCTGCAGCCATTAATGGAATTGTAAAACCAACCATGAGCTGACGACCAGCCCACTGTGTATTTTTACCAAAGTTTAATAGATTTGTAGAACCTTGTTTTAAAAGTTGGTTGAGCAATGCCTGTTTTTCAGAAGCAATCATTGTTTTTGTTGCAAGATCATTCATGTCCAAAGACAGAGGTCTTACAGAGATTGCTCTCATGGCACCGTTTGCATCACGGCCCATCTTGATATATTGTGTCTGAAGGTCTTTTACGTTTTCTCTTGCTACCTTGTTTATTGTTTCAAACTCAGTTTTAAATAATCTACCAAAACTTTTAGAAGCTCCGCCAGCGTATCTAAAATACTCTCCCAAAGAAAACTTGTTTTTTTGTAAAGAGTCTGTAAAAGATTCAGTGGTTGTTCTTATTGTTCTCATTTGGGCAGAGAACTTGCCTGTTGCATTTATAGAGTTAATTAAATTTTGCTGCATTTGAGCAGTAACTGCATTTGCTGCAGCACCACTTTGTGCCATTGATGTGTGAAAGGCTGATATCTGTCTCTGTAAGTTTTTGATACTGGCAAGTGCTCCAGTAGTATCAATACTTACTTTAATATTGGACTGAGCATCAGCCATTCACTACACCTCTTTATTTAGTTTTATTCTTCAATGTTGCTAAAAATTGCTGCTGCGTCTGAAATTGCAATTCCTGATGCTGTTTCAACAATCTTATAGACAGTAGGCAAATCAATATTATCTTCTAGATTTGCAAGATCTACATCTAGTCCAGCAGCGTACTGCTCCATAGCGATTAATACACACTGCATTAAAAGATTAATTGACTTATCATTATCATCTACTACTGCTGCAATACCCTCAAACTTTTTCATAAACTTTCGTAAAAGTGAAATTTTAAGCGGTCTTAGAGTAATTTCTGTACCATCAATTAGCTTAATCGTTTGCGCTTCATGCACGGTTGTTGCCATCTTGATCCCTCCCTTAGGTTTGTATTAATTATAGCATACAAAGGGTTTATTTTATAAGGTTTGGATCTCTTGCATCTTCGTAGTCAAGCCCCATTCCAATACCAAAACCTGCTGATCTAGCATTTTGTCCTTGCAAAGATAGTACATCATTGCTATCACTTGTAGCGCCACGACTAAATACTCTTGCTTTAAGATTTTCCCATTCTTTTTGACCACGCTCTTCATTTCCGTCAGACTCTAGGTCAACACCCTGTATTGCTGCAAAAAATTTCTTTTCTTGATAATCTAATTCTCTTTTGCTTGATAGGATTGCTGATATCTCTGCTAACGATAAAGACTCTTCTAGCTCATTATAGTCTTTCCATATACCCAGCAAAAAAACCTCCGACTCAATTTTTGCCAGATCAAACTCTTCCCATGAGGGACCTGCTTCGCTTTTTTGTGCCTTAGACTTAATGTCTTGACTTTCTTGACTTTTTTCATTTTCTTCTGTTTGATCAATCTTGATATTAGCAGCAATATCCAATATTGTATGAACAGTTGGCAAGTCTATGTTGTCTTCAAGATCTTCTATGCTTTTAGATATTTGAGGATAATATTGTTTCATTGCTATTCTTGTACATTCCGTTAAAACCATCATTGACTCATCATCATCTTGTGCATACTTTATCTTATTAAATGCATCCATAAACTCTCTAAGGTACTTGATCTTAAGAGGCATTATCTCTATTTCTGTTCCGTCAAATAGATAAATATTTTTTGTTTTATAAATTGATGTCGCCATGATATATCAAGTTTACCACAAAAACAACAAAGCCCACCTCGTTATGAGATGGGCTAAGTCGTATTATTAAGTTGTTATTATGATTGGTCGCCCCATGTGCGATCTACGATCTTACCGTATGATCCACCATCTTCTGGAAGAAGACGGAATGAAACCTCAAACATTGAAGCTTCTTCACGCTTAGCAGATACTGTTACATTTTCAATTGAAAGTGCACGGTATCCAACATAAACACGCTCTACATATGCAGAGTCTACGCAGTCACCAGTTCCTGGTCCAACTGCAACGATTCCTCGCTCAACTGGGCATTCACCGATATCTCCTGCTGACAAGTCCATTGTCTTGTCTCCATTAAGTGCTGTAGTAAGCTTTGAATCGCCATATGCTAGAGCCAATAGAAGATTTTCTAGTGTGGCTTCAGCAAATGCTGTTGCAAGATTAACTTGCATTCCTTGCTTGTAAAGCTTAGCAACGTCAAGAATTTGGTCAACCTGTACTTCACCGAAGTCAGGCTGGAACTGCAATTCAAGACCATTCATAGTGTAACCTACGTTTGTAAAGTCTGAATCATCTGCAAGAGTTTCTCTGTATGATTCAGTGTTATCAAATGCTGGAAGAGCGTTAGCTCCTGTAGGTGCCAATGTAGTGTCTGCAATAAATAATGCTGCTGCACCAACGATAATGTTGGTAGACGTTCCACGACTATATGCCATTTATTTCACCTCTTTCTGTAAGAATAGATATTAAGTTGTACGGCGTTGTGTTTCCTCAACTCAATTATAGCAGTGTTTTATAGGACTATTTTTGTGGCTAATTTAGGCTCTGGCTGCCAGTCTCTGGCTGTTAGGTCTGGCATTTGATGGTAGTCAAAGTCAATAATTATCTTATTACCCCCATATGTACGGGCTGTGCCAAAGTCTATAATATCTCTGGTCTCCTCAAGCTGGTATACCTTGAAGTTATGGAAGTAAAAAGCATTGTCTACCTCTGTTCCATCATCTAGGGTAATTCTTCTATTGCTGCACCAGTTATTTATCTCTTCTGCAGTTTCATCAAATCGGTCCATTAGTCTAAGAACTGCCTCTTGAATCTTTACCATCTTGACAATTGGATCATCTCCTGTTGCATAAAAATAATATAGCAATTGTTCACATTTAATATGTGGAAAACCCTTACGATTCATCTTGATAAGTCTGTCCCAGGTAGCAGCTACCCCCTGTGTACTTTGTCCAAAGTATTCTGTTAGATCATCTATAGTAGACGGAGTTGAAGGAAAGAAAGGAAATGTAGCAAAATCATCTCCGCTGTCTGATTGAAAAATTCCAGATATTTGAGCTTGCAAATACCTATTAATCCAAAGAACTGGAGTATTTGCTATGTTGGCTGGTCCAACAAGTATTGTTGCATATGTCATTATCTAATCCCCGCATTCGCTATCCATCTATAACCTACTTGGTATCCCTTGATCTTGCCAGAGGACTTGCCTGCTGATAAATTCTTTCTGTATACATCTGCATTATTAAAATATTGGTAAATACCGCTTGACTTTAAAAATGCCTGAGTAAAATATCTAGTAAAAAATGCATCTACTACTTTCTGGAAAGATCCAGTTGTTGCTGTTCCTCCAGGTGACTGTACTACAACCTCGCCTTTAGTAAAGACTGTTTCTCCACCATCTTCAAAAACCAAAACGTCTGATCTTTCTGGTCTAATGGTTACTGGAGTGCCTTCTTCCATTATTTTTGCCTTGTTATAAAAAGGTACTGATGAGCCATCCTTAATTGATGTTGATTGCTTAAATGTTGACACAAACGAAAGGCCAAGGTTGCTTATTGTATAGTTTATATTGTATAGACGTGCATCAGGACTTCCCACTTTAGACCATTCGTATATATGGTGTAGTGCTTCTGGATTTACCCTGGCATTTGAGTCTATATATTGTTCTAGAATTTCTTTTGTCATTACTCCAACATTATTTAAAAACTTTACTTTTCCTGCTTGTACGCCTTCTAAAAATCCAATTGAGTAGTTCATGATATTCTTCATGTCTTTTTTAAAAGCAGCGTCATTCATTATAACTTTCATTATAGGTCACTTGCCTGATTCTCTGATCTTCTTAAGACTACCTTGTAATACTCTACACTGCCAAACGGACCAACTATAGCTTCAGTTGATGCTATTTCATATATAGTTGAGCGTCCGTTTCTTGGACCAGAGGTTTCTAGGTATACGTCTTCTTGCTGTGGTGTTCTTATATTTGTTACGACTACGTTAGTTACTGAGTTTCTGTTGTTTGATGAGGATACTCTAAGGTCTGTCTTGGTTCTTCCTAATAGTATATTTTCTTTAGTTATATTAACATTTGGCTTAACATCTTCAGTTGCTGACTGACCAGTAGGTGCAAAGTTGCAGGCAATTGATCTGTCAAGAATCCACTGCTTTTTTACGTTACCGTATGCTCCTTGGTCTACTATTGGATAGTAGACATCTGCAAGCATTGGGTATAAAAAGTCTGTTGGCTCGCATTGCATTAAAGAATACCTATTCTTGTTATACTCTGCTTATACTTATCAAGGATCTTATCAACAAGCATATTTCCAGTACCGTCAAGAACTGTCTTATCAAACTGAACCCTAAACTGCTCTGTATTGTATGATGTCACGTATCTCTTGTAATAGTCTATTTTTCCACACTTGATGTCTTCAATAAGCATTGATGCTGCTTCATATATATCATGAGGAACAACCTTGTATCCCATTTCAAGTAAGAATAGGTAATCCCATCCTTCTGGAAAATGTGATCCAGTTGAGAATGTGTATGCATTTTCACTGTAATCTGTATCATAAACATTAAATGAATCTGATGAAGCAGTACTAATAGTTGAGCTCTTTTGCTCAGATCTATTGCCAATCATTCCTGCTTCTTCTGTATTTTTAATTATGGCAGTTTTATCTTTTGTTAATTCGTATACCCATTCACCAAGAACAGGAGATTCTAAACTTGCATCATAAACTAGCAATGAGTTTTCGTATGCCTTTAAGATCTTGTAAGTTCTGTCCCAAATAGGAAGGTAGTCCGTTCCTTGTCCAGTCTTATCAAGCCACTCAACCTTGTAGTAAAATCCACCAGTAATTGAGTCAATTATGGCTCTTGCAATTCTTTCATACTGTGCATACTCTGCAATCTCAGACGCTGTTGTTGCTAGTCTAGCAGGGTTTACATATGGTCTTTTTATTTCTAAGTTATCTTCAACAACAATTAAGTCTTGATCTACAGATTCCTGGTAAACAACCAGATAGTAGCTATCGTCATACTTAGTAAAATCCCCAGAAACTTCTATAGCAATCTTTGCGTCTGCAGAAGACTCTACTTCATACTCTGCAAGTATATCGTTTCTGTCTTTGTCCTTGATATGAACTATATGATCCGTGTCTGGCTCTGCAACGGTATACGTTACAAGAATAGGATATGGTGGTAATCTTAAAGCTTCCATGGGTTACTTACCGTATGCTCTCTTCACTTCTTCTGGAGAAGCTGTGCGTACAGACTTGTTTGTTATCCATTTATCAGCATCCTCCTTAGTGACTATGTTATACCCCTTGGTTAACTCACCAACACCATTCCAGTAAAGATTGCGAACTGAATAAACTGCTACCTTCTCTTTTGGCTCTTGCTTTTTAACCACTAGCTCTGATGACTCTTTAGGCACAAAGCTAAAAATTACCTCTAAAATATCATTTTTTGTACTTACCCCAAATAGGTCAATGTTATTTTTTTTTGCGTATGACTTTAGTTCAAAGACAGTCTTACTTTTTAATTCATCTATTAATGACATTGTATCCTCCACTGCTATTATATCAGAATATGACTAAGGGAGACAGTTTTTACGCTGTCTCCCTCGTCAAGTTAATTTGAGATTATGACTCTACTGCAGCATCTGCGTAAGCAACTGCATCAAGCTCTTCCCATTGTAGACCAAAGCGGACGAATACTGTGTACTCAATTGTGTCCTTCTTTGGCTGGTATGTGCGGTTTACAGTGATATCTCTCTGGAATCCCCATACACGGTTTGAAGGGAATGTAAGATCTACATAGCCTGCTGGGTAGTATGGAACTTCCTGAACGTCAACACCAAGAACACGTGTTGTACGTGCTCCACCAAATGTCTGTGCTCCACCATCTAGGTAAGCCTGACGATTAGCCTGTGTTGATCCTGCAATCTGTCCTGCAAATGCTTCTGCAACTGCATCAGCAAGTGTACCGTTATTCTTAACGATTCCCTGGAATGCATCTGTACCTGCGTAGAACTTTAGATTGTTCTTGATAGCACGGTACTTGCGTGGCATTGCTAGGATGATATCCTGCATAACTTCTGGTGTCCATGCGTTATCTGTTACAGTAACGATTGACTCATGTGCTCCACCATCTGTCTTAACACGGTTTACGAAACCTTCCATAATTGAAAGGAAGTCACCTGTTGAACCATCACCATTAATGGCAAGGTCTTCAATATCATTTGCGAATGCATTGGTCATCAAGCGAACTAGATGATCCTCAAGTGCTGCGCCTTCAATATTGTCTTCTAGTGCTTCTGTTGAAACTTCCCAGTCAAGACGAATCTTCTTGGTTGTAAGTTCTACCTTAGAGAATGTTGCACCTGCATTTGTAAATGTAGGCTGTGCCTGTGCTGCTGCACGAATGACACGCTCTCCAACGTTGACCTTCTCAAGTTCCATTGTGTTGGCACGCATTGTAACTCTACGACCATCCTTGGCTAGTACAGTTGCATCCCATACATAATCAATGAAGCGACGAGCCTGCTCTGGTGCAAGAATACCACCTGGTGTACCAGTTGGGTTTACTGCGTTTGCGCCTGTTGTTAGTCCGTAGTTTGCTGTAGCAATATTACCAAGCGAAGCTGCTGGACTTAGATTTCCGTCAGGTCCTTGTGCTACTGCACCACCAATTCCACCTGATACGGCAACGCCATCACCTGTGGGATGATTAAAAGACTTTTGAAGATCTGTGTTTGTTGTTTCTGACATATTGTTCACCTCCTAGTGATTTTGTTTTAGTTAAATAGGTCGGAATTTGTGAGGAAACGTCCGCCCCATAGGGATTTCTGAATCACTTTAGGTGATTCCTGTACAATCTCGCCGAGATCGCCAGACTTGCGGAAAGCGGTATCTGCAACTACGGCATCTACGGTCTTTCCAAACTCATTAAAGCTTCCCTTAACTTCCTTAACTTCCTCTGTTACGGATTCAAGAGACTTTGTAATTGCATCAACGTTGGCTTGCATAGCCTTTACTGTTGCTGCAAGATCGCTCAAGGCATTAGTTACAGAGTTCTGAATTTCAGAAACTGCTTTGGCAACTTCTGCTGTTGCTGTTGCAACCTCAACGATTGCTTCGTCAGCCTTCTCTGTTACTTCTTCAATAGAAGGAGCACTAACCTCTTCAACAACTGCATCTGACTTTTCTGCTACAACTTCTTCTGTAACTTCTAGTGACTTTGCAACTGCCTCTGCAGGAGCCTCTGGAGCAACCTCAACTTCATTAACTACCTCTGATGCTGGTGCTTCTGGAGCATCAACAACTGCTGTTGTTTCTTCTGTCATAGGATTATCCTCCTTTGCTATCTTAATTGTTCTAATGCCTTTTGCACTATCAACTAAGAACTTTATCATTTCTGTTTTTTCTGAATCATTTTTTTCAACAAAACCAATGTTTTTCATTTCTTCGCCAGTGACTGGACTTACCTCTGATTCATTTGCTGACAAAGTTACTAGGCCAGACTCTGAATCGTAAAATACATTTTCAACAACTACATTAACTGATGATCCTGTTAGTGTGTCTACTCCGTCAACCTTTTCAACGGATACAATATTTGCAAACTGATTTGCTGGGGAATCTACAAGACTCAACTCAATCAAATCGTATTCCTTAATAACTCTAATTGTCTTATCTGCTTTTTCATCATATGCATCGTCCCACTTGTTCATTCGTCCCCCAATAGAAAAACCAGTGTATGTACCATCAAGAACCTTTTCCCAGGCATCCTGTGCGCCCTTTGAAATATAGGCTGAAACAAAAACACCCTTGTAGAACTTCTTTGACTCTGTATCAAAATACTTTTCTTCTTTAAATGAAACCATCTTGCCTACTGCTGATGGCTGATGCATTTCTCTAATGTTGCCACGGAACTTTGCAAATGCTTCCATTGATGCTTCTGTTGTAACAATATCATCTTGCTTATCAAGGTTGTCCAAAGATGCAAATCCAGAAACGATGCGCTTCTCTTTGTCTACTTTTGTAAGAGGCATTGACAGACGTACATTATCGCCGTCTGTTGACCAATGTGCTTTATTTATATTCATGACGATTCTATTATACCAAACCTTTTAAACATTTTCTCAACTATTGAGACGCTCTGCCTTCACCCTGTGGATTGCGTCCAGTTGTGGTTGCAGGTCCATCAGATTGACTATTGTTTCGTTCAGTATCTCTTGCTCTGTTTCCAGATGCGTTTGCTCTAGCATCTGTTGCTTGTCTTGGAGACATTTCAAATGGAGTATCTCCGTCTGGATGCTGTGGAAGACCAATTGCTTCACGAGCTTCATTTGGCATCATGACCTGAGTCTTGACATATCTTTCCAGAATCTGTGATTGAGTGATTTCATCTGTAAGTGTAAGTTCATTAAACTTTAACTCAAGAACGTCTGTTTTTTCTTTGATGATTTTGTTGATTACCTTATTCAGGTGTCCTTGAGCAGGACGAGAAACTTGCTCTTTAAATGTTCTATCTTGTGCAATTGATGCTGCGATTGCTGCTGAGTCAGTACCGCCAAGTTTTGAAATTGGCACCTGATGAGCAACAAGAATATCGTCACGATTTTGCTTTCGGTACTCCTTAAATGAACCATCTTGAATACCATTCTCAATTGGCTCCATCTTAAACTCAACCTTATTCTGGTCAGTATCTCCAGGAAGTGGGATGTAAAGAGTTCTGTGAGACTGTGCCTTGAGGCCTGTCTGCAAAAAGCGGAACATCTTGTCCTCTGCTTCTCCAGAAAGCTTTGCGCCCTTTAGGGTTACGACATATCTTGGAACAGCTTTGTTCTCAAAGTAGTCAATATTATATTGTGATGCAAGCTGATCACCAATAAGTGAAGGAAGTGCTGCAATAATATCAGGAATTCCATAGAAAGTGTTTAGTGGAGAATACTCCTTGATATGAATAATCTCATTTGGCCGTGGGTCTTCTGTAACTGGATTAGGGTTGGTTGCACCAAAGTTTCTAAAGTAAACAATCTTTTGTGCAATGATCTGCATGTATCCATCACGCAAACGGCGTACACGAATTGTTGTTGATGGTATATGACCAACATAGCCAATATCTCCATTTACTGTACGACCTATTTCAAGGTATCCATTTCCAGTGGACTCAACATCTGTGTAAACTTTTTCCATTGTCTTAGTAAATGAATCATCATCATTAAGGTTTTCTAGCCAGTCACGCATCTCAAGCTTCATTCTTTCCATACGCTTACGTGCTTTATCGGTAGCGCTTTGTTCTTTACCCTCAAAAGAAAGCATAGTACGATCTGTTGGTTCAAATGAATATCCAAGTCCAACAATGTTTGCAACCTTTGCATCAATAGCAGCGTGGTTAGCAAAAGATGTATCATAAAAATTTGCAAGTTCATATAGATTATATGGAGGAGTAATTACGTCAAATAGTCCGTAACCATTTCTGTATACCGTTCCAGGATTAATCTGCTTTGATGAAGCATCTACACCTGATGGTGTAACATTTGCAGAATCTAGATATCCTGCATTATTTACATCTGCAAACTTATTAAGGTTTCTTGCTGTTCTACGGCGAAAGTTTTGTTCTAGTCCAGAGAAGTCTTTTAGCATTTCCCATGACTTGTTAAATGGGTCTTGGTCTCTAAAAACATTTTCTTTTTCATCTTGCGTGTTTAAACTTGCAGAGATATACTGATACTCGTTATTATCCATTTTCGTACGCTTCTCTTCCATGTGTATTGAGTGTATCCTTTGCAGCTTTCCAAGCACCTAGGTCATTCTTAGATGGGATTAAACCATTGACCATACGATCCAGTTGCTCTGAGTGCTCGTCTTCTGAAATACGTGTAAGTCCAGGTACAAAGATTGCTTCTCCATCCCCTGGATCTCCGTAGTGCTTTGCTGCACTTTTTAACTCAGATATCTTTGAAATATCACTACGCATAGATTCAATGTTAAGCACATTTCCGTTACCATCAGTAAACCAACGACCATTTGCCTTTTTGTAGACATAGAGTCCCCAGTCGTAGTTCTTCTCAATGACCTTTTTGCGTACGTTTCCAACAATTGGTAAACCAGTGTTTGGATTAATTAGTGGATTATTTGTATTACTCATAACCACAAGTATACCATAATGATGCTAATGTGTACCACTAGTTACCATTAATACAGCTTAATCTCACAAGCATCAGTTGAGCAATATGCTTCACCCTCAGCCTCAAGATTCTCTACACCATCATAAATAGCAGACCAATCAATCTTGCCAATTGTTCCTACATATGCGTTGTATTCTTCTCTAGAAATCTCAGTGTACGGTTGCTGAGGATATGTCTTATTGCCCATTGGAAGGAATGAGACTGCCTTAAGCTGTCCCTCATACATGTTGAGTGCTGGAGCTACAAACTGCTTTTCTGTTTCTTTGTCAAATGAGAGTGTTACAGAAACACCATTGTCTGACCAGTACTTCTGAGCTGTTGCTGCCAAACCAATCTTCTCAAACAAGCTTACCTGCTTCTCAGCACGCTTATGTCCTGATGCAACTGGGAAGTATACTACTGAGGTATTTGCTGATACTAGGTCTGCTTCAATTTTATACCCTGCAGCTTTGAAAAGATGAAGCATTGGATCAGTGTTTCCAAAACGAATTGCACGAAGGTAGAACTCTCCACCAGGTCCCCAGTGAACACCAGGTGTTGCACCAGAAAGAAGTGATACAGATCCTGATGGCTTAACTGTTGTTACACGAACTGATTCACGCACACATAGCCACTCTGAGTACTTGTGATCATAATGGCGAATCTTTTTATATCCTTCGTCCATCCATTCACGAGTTGTTGGAAGACCATATGTATCTGCAAATGATGCAATACCTGTCAATGATGTACCAATACGACGGTTTCTTTGCATAATACCGTTTGTCTGCTGCCAATGTGTAGGCATAAGAGTTACAGTCTTTCCGTAAAGGTATGCAAACTTCAACGTCTTGAGGAAGTCCTCCTTGGATTCATGACGATTTAAGTGCACCTCTACAAGTGTACAAAGTTCGTATGACTCTAATGGCTGCTCCGCACAAGGGTTGAAGCCCATAATACGTGCATCTTTATAATCAGGTGCGTCCGCAAGACGGCCATAATCACGAGCAACATCAAGCCATATAAATCCTGGTTCTCCGTTGTCCGCAATTAAATCTACATAGTCTTCATATTTTGTTCCAACTGTTGCTGCAATAGAGTTATTTGACATCCATGCCCAACCTGGCTTTTCTGGATCATATGAGTTACGCTCTGGAAATACTTCTGGATTCTTTAAATTAATAAAACCATGGTCTTCTGGTGTGCCAAGTGCAAGGGTAGCAGAACGACGAACATTACCAGAAACAACACAAGTACCAATAAGATTTACAATATCTACAATGGCACGGCTATCAAGAATTTCTCCTGCTCTAGAGCCAATTACATTGCGAATACGTGTATGGAGATCAATAAGTGGTGCTGGACCGCTTGCAACCCCTCCAAAACCCTTAATAGGAGCACCTAGAGGACGGATAAGGTCATAGTTGAAAAGCTGAATTGATTGATTCTGGCGCAGGAATGAGTTAATCAAAAGACGAACTGATTCAACCCATCCTTCACGAGTATCAGGAATATCATAAGTTGATGCTGGTTCTGTTGGTGCATAGATAGGCATCTGCTTATCTTGTCCAAGGGTATCAAATCCAACCCCAATACCCAACATTAATGCATCCATTACCCAAGCAAATAATGCACCAGGATCATTACGATCAAGGTCTCTTGTAGACACCATTGCACAATTTTGAAGTGATGCAGAGTTACGCTTCTCCATAGTCATAGGTGTACCAAATGCCCAAAGACCACGACCTGGTGGAGTCCACTTTAATTCAAACATTCTTTGAAAGGCTTCTTGTGCAGACTTCTGTGCTTTGTTATCATTCCATGGTAGACGATTATCTTTAGCATGATTTTTTTGTACTGAATACATACCCTCAATTACACGGCGACAAACCTCATGCCAGCGTTCTTTAGTTCCATCTTCTTTGACACGAGAATATGTGCGAATAAATGTGATCTCTCCTAGCGAGTTAGACCCTGCATCTGAGAATCCAAATGGTGCTGGAATTAACTGATATTTATTTACAAACTCATCTGACAAACGAAATGAAAATACACTTTCTGACATTTTATATACCTTTCAAAGTAAAATTATATGAGTACTTCATGTTTTCTGAAGTAGTACCTAAGTATAACATACTTTAAAAAGAAAAACACGCTCATAGAGAGCGTGTAAATCTTTAGTATAGAGTTAGCACTCTATTTTTTTATAAGTACTATGCTTTTAAGTCTCCAATAAGTAGCCAAGCATCTGTTGTTACTTTGGTAAGTGTTGCTGATGAATATAGAGCTCTTAGAATTGCTCCTGGAGTTGCATATATCGTTACTCCAGCAGCTGCTGCAAAGCTTGCTCCACCTGCTCCAGATGATTGCCAGAAACTTATTGATGTTCCTACTGGGAATGCGGTTGTTGCATTTGTTGGAACTGTAACTGTATGTGCGCCTGAGATTTGAACCAGCTGATCACGAAGAGTAAGTCCACCTGTTGAAAGGTTGTAAGCTCCTGAGATTGTAGTTGTTGTAGTTGTAAGTGATGGAACGCCAGCCTTTGTTTGTGTACCGTCTGTAAACGCAACTCCATTTGCTGCAACTGTTACTGTTCCAGTGAATGTTGGTGAGGCAAGTGGTGCCTTTGCTGCAAGACTAGTTGTCACTGTTGTTGCGAAGTTTGCATCGTCACCAAGTGCTGCTGCCAGTTCGTCAAGTGTGTTAAGTGCTGCTGGGGCTGATGCAATTACTGCATTTACCTGTGCTGTTGCATCTGCGATTGCTTCTGACTTAGCAGTTGCAATTGCTGTAGCCTGTGCAGTTGAGACTGGCTTATCTGCATCTGATGTGTCATTGACATTGGTTAGACCAACCATAGCCTTAGTTATACCAGAAACAGTGCCTGTAAATGTTGGGTTAGCGATTGGTGCGTATGTTGAAGCTGCAGTTGCAGAAGCAAGCTTAGCATCCAAAGCAGTCTGTGTATCATCAGAGATTGGCTTATCAAGGTCTGCTGTGTTATCAACATTTCCTAGACCAACCATAGACTTGGTTATACCAGAGACTGATCCTGTAAATGTAGGAGAATCAATAGGAGCCTTATCGTCTAATTGATCCTGAATGCTAGATGTAACACCATCAACATATCCAAGCTCTGTAGCAGAAACTGTTGAAGATACCTGTAGCTTTGTCCATTCAATTGAACCATTTAGCTTCTCATTTGTAACTGAATCAGCAGCAAGCTTTTCAGCTGTTACCGCTAGATTTTGAAGTTCAGCAGTTCCTACTGAGCTATCATTCATCATAGATTGTGAAATAGTGTTAGCTGGAAGAGTTACTGTACCAGTAAATGTTGGTGACTCACTTGGTGCCTTAAGATCAAGGGCTGCTTGTGTCAGTGTAGAAATTTCCTTATCAGCATCGCTTGTGTTATCTACATCACCAAGGCCAACCATTGCCTTTGTAATTCCAGCAACAGTGCCTGTAAATGTTGGTGACTCAAGAGGTGCATAGGTTGATTCTGCATCTGTAATATCAAGCTTTAGATCAAGCTCAGCCTGAACAGCTGTTGATGTTGGCTTATTTGCATCTGAAGTATTGTCAACATTTCCAAGTCCTACCATCGCTTTTGTAACTCCAGAAACTGTTCCTGTAAAGGTAGGTGAAGCAATTGGTGCATATATAAAACCTGCAGCTGTAGCTCCAAGCTTTGAAGAAAGTTGTTCTTGAATTGATCCTGTAAGACCTTCAAGGTATCCAATTTCTGTATTTGAAACATCTCCTACTGTAAGTGATGTTGCCTCAAGTGCACCTACTGCAAGAGCATCAAGTGAACCTTCACCAAAAGCCACTACAGTTGATGGTTCTGTAGATACATCCTTAAATAGCTTCCACTTAGATTCAGATACGTCTCTAACGATACCTGCGTGCTTTCCTGTACCGTCGTTGTAAGATACAACAATACCTAGGTCTACCGTATTTGCTGCATTTTGATGTGCAAGTTGTACCATATTGTCTTCAATGGTAATTGATGTTGCACTTGCTGCAAAGTTAGTTCCATTTACAGTTAAGTCACCTTCAACTACAAGGTCATTACTTACTGTAAGATCAGGAATAATTACACTTCCTGTAAACGTAGGGGATTCAATATCAGCCTTTAGGTCAAGTGCTGTTTGTGTAGCAGTTGAAACTGGCTTGTCAGCATCTGCTGTATTTGTTACATTAGCAAGACCAACCATTGCCTTTGTTATACCTGATACTGTTCCTGCAAAAGTAGGGGAATCAATTGGAGCCTTTAGATCCAAAGCTTGTTGAGTTGCTGTTGAAATCTGCTTGTTAGCATCTGATGTATTATCAACATTTGAAAGTCCAACCATTGATTTTGTAACACCTGATACAGTACCAGTAAATGTTGGATTTGCAAGTGGAGCCTTTAGATCTAGAGCATCTTGTGTTGCAGTTGAAATAGGCTTAGCAGAGTCTGAAGTGTTGTCTACAGATCCTAGTCCTACCATAGACTTAGTGATACCTGAAACGGTACCTGTAAATGTTGGAGACTCAAGTGGTGCCTTAAGTGCTAAGCCTGAGTTTACGGTTGATGTTAAGGCAAGTGCTGAAGTATCGGCAATACCGTGAATATTTGTTGTGTCTGATTGGTGGTTTGAAAGATTTGTTGCTACTGTTGTAAAGAAAGCTGGGTCATCACCAATCGCTGCAGCTAGCTCATTAAGGGTATCTAATAGTTGTGGTGCTCCGTCAATAAGGTCAGAAATTGCATCATTGTTAGCAAAGTAAGGAAGATCTACCCAGTGATTTACGCCATCACCAATCTTAAATCTATTGTTGTCTATTTCAAAGCCAATTTCGCCAGCGTTAAGTACTGGACCGTCCCCACCATTTGTAGAGACCCACTGAGCTGCGGTACCTCTACGCTGTTGCATTCTTGTTGCCATTTAAAATCTCCTTAGGGTGATGTAATAGTATTATATCAGATAATTAATTAAAATTATCTATTGGTGTTCCGCCATCCCATGTACTTTCCCATGAGTTGGTATTATAACTGCCAGCACTTACTAGAACACCAGGTTCGTCGTAAGACCCACCAGAAACAAAAGTACTGACAATTAAACCAGTACCGTCAATTGCAGTATCGTGGATGTGATCCTGCAAAACTTCTGAGTCAGCCAATGTTGCAATTGCTAACCATTCACCACTATAATAAACATGAACTCGTTCAGTTACACTATCAAACCACAAATCTCCATTTGTAGGAGATGATGGAGCATCATCTGATACTGGAATAGATGGTGCACCCGTTAGGTTATCAACATATTCCTTGGTTGCAGCGTGGTTTGCAAGTGTTGGAGTTGCAACACTAACCACACCTCCAAAGGATGCACCAAGGCCAACGATTAACCCGTTTTTTACTTTAAAATCCTTATTAACCGTTGACACTTGGCTTCTCCTTTGTTAGATTACTTCAGTAGTGTTCCAACAACCGTAATTGTTGAAGTATTATTAGCAGTAGTTACTAGAAGTCGTACATTTGATCCGTCAATGTCTGCTGAGATAGTCATTGCTGTACCATTTGTTCCGATTGTTCCGTACTCTGTTATTGCAATGTTATCAGAAGTATCAAGTGTCAAAAGTACCTTTGATATTTCTGTGTGAGTTGAGTAAGCAGTCTTTACCAAGAACTCTGCTGAGCGATAGTCTGCCTTAGCAAAAGAGTATGCTACGTTATTAGAGCTTGCTGTTGGTACAGATACTGTTGCAGCTACCTGTGTTGCAAGTGAGTTAATATCTACTTCAGTGAAGTTAGGAACAACTGCTTCAAGAGCAGCTACTGCACGAGCATTTGTGAAGTAAAGGTTTGTTCCTTCTGCAAGATCAGTAGTTGTAGAATCTGCTACACCGTTTTCTGCGGTGATAGTAAGTCCTGCACCTGTTCCTGTAATTGTAATGTTTGTCTTAGTTGCAGCTACAAGAAGTTCTGCTGCTGCTGACTTAGCACGAGATGATGTATGATAAAGGTTTTCTGTTCCTTCTTCAATATCATCTGTATCAAGTGCATTAATTGCACTTGTAATTGTTCCACCTACAGCGTCAATTGCTCTCTGGTTTGTGAAGTAAAGGTTTTCTGTACCCTCTGCTACATCATCTGTATCAAGAGCATCTGCGTGTGCAATTGCTGCTGCTTGTGCAAGACCAATTTCTGTGCCTGTCTTATATGCTGACCAAACTTCTGCTGAAGAAGATGAGGCATCATTGATCAAGTCGTCTGCGTAGTCTTTTGCATCTTGTTCTGCTATATCAGCGTATGACTGGTAAGCAGTTGTAATTGCTGTCTCACGGCCATCTGTGTAAGAATTTGCTGATGTTACTGCATCTGATTCGGCTGCATCAACATATTGCTTTGTTGCTGCTCCAAGGTTTGCTGATGGATCTGCTGAAAGGACAAGAAGTCCAGTCATTGTATCGCCAGCCTTGGCTACCTTTTCTCCTGCTAGTGTGGTAAGTGTTGAAGCGAAGTTTTCATCATCATTAATTGCTGCTGCTAATTCATTAAGTGTATTAAGAAGAGCAGGGGCACCATCCACAATTGCTGCTACTGCTGCATCAGCATATGCTGTTGTTGCAATTTGAGTATTGTTTGTTCCTGGTGCTGCTGTTGGAGCCAACGGAGTTCCAGTTAGTGATGGGGATGCAAGTGGTGCCTTGTCATCAAGTTGACCCTGAATACCAGATGTTACTCCGTCTACATAGTTCAACTCAGTAGTTGTTGCAGTTACTCCATCAAGAAGGTTAAGTTCTGCAGTTGTTGCAGTTACTCCGTCAAGAAGATTAAGTTCTGCTGCAGATGCAGTTAGGTCTGAAACATTTGCAACCTGAACTGTGATTGTGTTGTCTGCATAAGAAATTGTCTTATTTGAAAGTGACTGTGTATCAGATGTTCCAACAACATTACCAGTTACACCATGGATACCAGTTGTTGCTGTTTGGTGTGTTGTAAGGTTTCCAGCAACTGTGCTTGCTGAACCTGCTGCATCGTACCAAGTATCAACTGTGTCACGATCTACAACAATTTGACCACTTGTAATTTCAAGACCTGTTCCAAGGTCTGCAGAAATTGTTCCTGATGAGTATGAAATTCCATCTCCACCTGATAGGTGGTTATCAACTAGACCTGTTGCAAAGTATTTATTTGTAGTTCCTTCAGTTAGGTCATCTGTGTTATGGTTTGAAATATCTGAAACTGTACCAGTTACATTACCAGTTACGTTACCTGTTACGTTACCAGTTAGGTTTGCTGTGATTGTTCCAGCAGCAAAGTTTCCTGAACCGTCACGCTTTACAACTGTGTCTGCAGTGTTAGCAGATGTTGCTGTTCCACCAATAAGACTAACAATGTAGTCTTGATCTGCTTGCTTCTTTGTAAGAATGTCAAAATTGTTGACCCTGGCAGTTGTGCCTTCAACAATCAGCCCATTCTTTACCTTAAAGTCTTTATTTACTGTTGCCATTTTTTATCTCCTTGTTGGTTAAGCCTTTAAACCCATACGAGCAAATCGTACGGTTATAGGCGTAATACCCACTGCTGGCGTTACAGAAAGATTTACTGTATTCGCCACCCTAGAGACACTAATGGTGCCAATGTTCCCATCGTTGTCTATTGTTCCATACTCGCTAACGGAAACACCGTCTCCATCAACAAGTATTGTCATTTCTGTTGCATAAAACTTGTTATCTCCATTTGTTGTCTTCTTTATGGAGACTAAGTACTTGACCATTCGCCAAACAGTTGCATCAAAGTTATCAATAACTGTTGCATTCTGAATATCTGAAATAGTGTTCTCATTGTTTCCAGACGATCCTAAGTCTGTTGACTGAGCAGCTGTAGTATCAATCAGGTTCTCATAATCTGTCTGTGTAGGACGATCTCCTGTTTGAAATGTTGACTTTATTGAGCTAAGTGGTAGTCTGGACATATGCTTATTATAGCATATTTATATTAAAGTATATAATTACTGTAGCCAATAATTTGAAGCGGAATTGGAGGAACAGCACTTGCTCCACCTGCTTCAATGCGAATTGCTGTTAGTCTAATTCTAAAAGGTAGTGTAGAGTTTATAACTACATTTTTGCTTGGAGCACTAATACTTGCTCTAATTGCAAAGTCTTGCTCAATTCTTTTTGTAAATACTGGCCTGTCTTCATATATCTTAACAGTAGCCATTATGCAGTTACATCCTCAAGGACAATGAGTTTGCCTTGAGCTACCGTCCAAACTATTGCATCCTGATCAAGTGAAACCTCAATATCAAAAATATCATTGGTTTGAAGATTAGCTGTTTGTGATGCTGTCAAAGAAACAGTAAACTCTCCAACAAGGTCATCTGCATCTTGAATTGGTGTTAATGTGTAAATAAGTGTTGCTGTATCTGTTATTTCTCCAGGAACTACTGGGTTTGTAGTAGGACGCTTAATCTGCATAGAAATGTTCCAGTCAGGGATAACCAAAGGAACTTTAGCATCATCAGTTAAATAAACCTTAAAAGCTGCTGTGTCGCCCTTAACAAAAGTCCAGTTTACGAATGGTGGTCTTTCACCAATGTCGTATGTAGATGCTTGTCCTCTGAATGTAGCCATTTTTATATTATACCACGATGAAAACAACAAATAAAATAATTTAAAAAAATATTACAAAAACTTGCCTTTTGGGTCAATTTCATGTTATACTTAGATAGTGCTACCAACTGGTAGCATCTTTAGTCTCTAGGAGGTTATTATTATGAGAAGAGATAAAAAGATTTGGATTGGAATCCTTGCTGCACTTGGGCTTATTGCACCACTAAGTAATGCAGCTAACGCTTTAAGTACTGAAAATAATCTGAGTAAACCAGCTTTAGCTGAACCTTCAACCGCCAAGGCGGTTTTTTTGGTTTCTAAGCCTAAAAGTTTGGTAGCAGTAAAAAAGAACCTAGATGTTCTATATAAATATCAAGATGCTGTTAGCCTTACAGATCGTCAGCTAAAGGAGCTTTTGCATGCCGTTGGTTTTCGTGGTGAAGGCCTAGTCAAGGCTTGGGCTGTAGCCAAGAAGGAGTCTAATGGACGACCACTTGCTTTCAATGGCAATGTAAAGACTGGAGACAATTCTTATGGTATCTTCCAGATCAATATGCTTGGAATGCTAAAAGAAGGTCGTCAAGATAAATTTGGGCTCAACTTTAACAGTGAGCTTTTAAACCCTGTCATTAATGCACAGGTTGCATATCATATGAGTAATGGTGGAAAGAACTGGTCTGCTTGGCATGGCATTACGCCAAAGACTAAAGTTTGGATGAAGAAGTTTCCAATCTAAAAAGGAAGATCTTTATTGAGCGTTGTTGGGTATTCATCGTTACCCCTCATAAATACTGTTGAAAAGTATCTTGTAGAATCACTTAAAACTGGCAAAGAGCCATGCAGGATTTCTCCTCCGTGGAGTAATGCTGAACCTGCCTTTGGCTTTATAGTGATACCAAGCTCTGGATAGTCAATTTCTCCTCCAAGATAGTCATCATTATAATAAATTACCAAACCATAACCTAAATAGTAGCCTGCTGGTGTTGTATCATTATCACGATGAGCCTTAATTTGATCATCCTTTTTAAATCTAGATATTTTTAACTCTGTTTCACAATAAAAATATGAAGAAAATATATTTTTAACCTTGTCAAAAACAATCCTATTGCATAAATCGTAATGATCAGATAAAAACAAGCTTTTACCATACCAAAAGTCTTTAGTATTTGATATGTGATTTGTGTCAAACCAGCTTGTTGATGGTTCATTCTCTATAACTTCCAAAATACTATTTAGTTCATCTTGACTTAAAAAGTTTTCAATCTCATAAACATCTTCAGCAAGCTTATTGATTATAAAGTCATACTTCATTTTATCCAAACTTACTGCTATGAATATGGTTAAGTTCAATGTGATTAATGTTTACGTGACTTGGCAACTCAGACACCCAGCGAATACACTCTGCCATATCTTCTGCAGTTATTGCACTATCCCGCTTTTCTTCTTGAGTATCAATAGTTCCTGGACAAATTTCTGTTATCTTAATATTATAGGCTGGAAACTCTAGACGCATTGTATCTACAAGAGCCATTTGGCCTCTTTTGGCGTTGATGTAGTTACCACCAGAACGGTATGGTACTTTTCCACCTAAAGAGCTAATGAATATGATAGTTGGAGATTGAGATTTTTTCATTGCTGTAACAAACAGCTGAGAAAGATACATTGGTCCTGTTACATTAATGTCATACGCTGTTCTAAAATTTGCTGGAGTTTCGTTTATTATCATTGTTGGACTTGCACCACCACCAGCATTATTTACTAAAAGATCTAAAGATATATCTTTATATTTTTCAGCAAAGTCTTCTATCTGCTTAGAGTCAGTTATATCTAACTGGTAAATTTCAACATTATCTGAAACTAAGTCTGACATCTTAGATAAATTTCTTGATACAGCTATAACATGATACCCATTTTGAGACAACAACTTAACTGTTGCACGACCAACACCTTTGCTTGCCCCTGTTACAATAGCAGTCTTCACTTACATACTTTCGTTGCGATTAAGACTCATGTTGTTGTGAATCCAGTGTCCAGGAACCATATACTTATGTCCAGACTTTACAACATGGGCTGTGTGAAAATATGGTGCTGATGCTGGAAATATTATTACACTGTTTGCTTTTGGTTTAACACCAAAATCTATTGATTTATCAGCAACTGCTACATCGTAGTCTAAATCAACAGCTGGTGCGCCACGCACCCATCCATCAGAACTAGTCCACCCACCATCATAATCTTTTAACTGAAAAGAAATCTCTCCGCCTTCACAGTCATCATTTAAATACATAACAAGCGAATATCTTAGTGTTTGATCTCCATCTAACTGATCAAAATGTGCACCCATACCCATTCCAGAGTTGTATTTTTTAATGTTAAATGTTGGAAATAGTCTTGGCTCGTCAAAATCTCCTAAAGATGATGCATAGTCCTTGCATATATTAGTAAATGTTGTCATTACGGCATCATAAATATATTTGCTTTTTTCTCCAACCTCACCCTTTATTTGTTCAATTGCTGATAGATCAAATGTTTTAGTTTGTCCATAAATAAAAGTTTTATCATTAGAAGATGTCCAGTTATCCCAAACATTAACATTAAAGTCATTAGAAGATTCTAGTTCATCTAGCTCCAGGAGCGTCTGCTGAAACTTATCAAAATTATCAATTGCATCAGTATAGTAATAAACTTTTGGATCTAGAATCTCTTTATTCATCATATCTCCTTAGTACTTATTTTTCTCATAAAAGTTTTTTTCTTTAACAAATCCAACCAGAACATATCTTATTGGACCGTCTCCTACTGGAACTACTCCGTGATGGAAGTCGCTAGTTCCTGGGAATATTATTAAAGATCCCTTTTTTGGCTTTATCGTAAAGTCAAATTTCTCAAAGAATAGCTCTCCGTCAACATATTCATCATTAAGATAAAGTATGGTTGCATATCTGATTGATGGATCTGTATCTTGGTCTGTATGAGCCTTCAGCTCAACACCAGTTTGCATTCTTTGCAGTGTTGCTAATCCGCTAAGCTCTAGAGTTGGATCTGAATAATGTACAATATCTGCCAATCTGCGATAAACTTTACGATAAATCTCTGTTCCACCAATAACTAAATTTTTATCTGCCCAACCCTGCGTTATTTCAAATTTTCCTTCTGCAACAAGATTATCAACATCATCTCTTCCAAACTTTTCCATACAGAATCTTTTAAGATTTTTTGTATATTCTATATGCCAATCTTCTTCTGGAGTATTGTTAATAATTTTCATGTATTCTGATAACTCTTCTTCAGATACAAAGTTTTCTATCAAAATAACATCCTTTGTTATTTCATTAAACTCTATACCAAACTCTTCTAGCTCTTTTGAAAGATATGCGGACATACTAGATTCCCTCCTCTGGCTTGTATTTGTTTCCATCTTTATCTAGCTTCCACCCCTGCTTAAGCAGCTCTTGCCACTCTGCTCTTTCAACCTCTTGCTTTGCTCTTGTTTCTTTCATTTCTTCTGCCCAAGCATCTCTTAGTTCTTGTGGGTATGCATCTTCTTCTCTATCATCCCAGAATGATCCTATTGTATATCTTACACCCTTAGTAATAAGTGATACCTCGTGCATATTGTTAAATCCCCCGTCAAAAACGGCAAGCATACCAGTCTTTGGTTGAATTTCTATATTCTGGGCTGGGAACCTTAAAAGACCACCCTCAAAGTCATCGTTTAAGTATAAGAAACCAGCATATCTACTTCTTGTAAATGCTCCAGAATTACCCTTCTCGTCTGTGTTATCAGAGTGTAGTCTTGCATATGCTCCTGGCTCCCACTTTTGAGTGTGGTATCCAATTTTTGAAATTATCTTAGGGTCAACATCATGGACTGATGCAATTGCCTCTGGCATCTTGTTTTCAATATCTGAAAAAATAGTTGGAGATAGTCCAGCATCAACTACTTCTTGGTCATTGTCTTGTGGCAGTACAGAAGAGTATGACTCATAAAAAGAAATAGGCATCCATGTAATTGCTCCATTGTCTGCTTGAGCGTCTAGTGCCTGAATCATTTTTTTGCAGTCTTCATCACTGATAAAGTTTTCATAAACAACAATGTCTTTTGTAAGCCTATGCTTATTGTTTAGGTTCATTTTACTCTTACCGCTCCTTCTATAATATGTCTTTGTGGATTATCTCTTCTAAACTGTTCTTCTAGTTCTGGCTGCATGGCGTACCAAGATTCTTTACCAAATTCCTTTTCTTTTGCATACCATTCATCCGTGCCTTTTTGATATTTTTGCCAATACATTCTTGATAAAAATTTATGATTGTTATAAGATGGCATAACACCATGTAGGTATGGCTTACCGTCTTCTGTAAGGTAGTCTGGATGTCCTGATGGAAAAACTAAAAGATCGCCTGCAACTGGCTTATACTTAACAAGTTTATCACCCATAGCAAAATCAACCTCTCCTCCCTCATAGTCATCATTAAAGTAAATTGTACATGTAATTATGAACTTATATCCTGGAGCACTTCCTTGCTCTCTCATATAGTCTGAGTGATATCTCATTCCATGTTGCTCTGTTTCATTACTTATATGATATTTTCCTATTGTTCCGCCTGCCCATCTCCAGGTTGGTACAGTGTTTCCACTTTCGTCTACAGAGGCTGCATCAAAATCTACATCAACATTATATCTTTTTATATAGTCTTCAGTAACTAAATAAAAATTTTCCATCATTTCCATGACAAAGTTTTTCTGGTCTTCTTGAGTTTGTGTGCTTGTTTCAATATTTTTCAAACCAGCATACTTATCATCCAAAATCATTCCAGGAAATATTGGATTTAGATAGTCACCAAAAATAGACCATTTTGTCCAATTACTAAAAAGCCTGTCTTCTGACTCTACTAAAGAATCAGTTAATACCTTGTAAGACTTTGAGATATCTTTAAACATGTTCTTATAAACAAGAATATGTGGATAGATTTCTATAGCCTCAAGATTTGTACTCATATTAAGGTTTTCTATCTCCAGTATGCTCTGTTATCTCCCAGAAAAATGGGCAGGTAAATCTAAGTCCACTTTTAATTTCTGTTACACCATGAATATAGTTCATGTCTCCAGGGAAGAAGTAGGCTGCACCCTTTTTAGGCTTAAATTGAACACCTTGATTTGGAAAGTATAACTCTCCTCCTTCATAGTCATCATTTAAATAAAATAAACTAGATAGGTCATAGTTTGGAAAATCATTTGGAAGTCCAGCATCTGGCCCTTCATGTAATTCTTTGTCAGCATGAGGCTTTTGGAATTGTCCTGGAAGCCACTTTACAATAGTAGTTCCAGTTGGTATAACCTTTACCTTATAAAAATCTTCTACGATTGGTTGTAATCTTTGAAATAGTCCAGCGATGACTGGTGAGATGTTTGGATCATTCTTGTCTAAGCTTGGCTGTGTTGCAACTCTGTCTTTCCAATAGTCTGAGTCATATACCACAGTACCGTTTTCATTTACGTGACTTTCTGTTACATCCCAAACTGTTATAGACTTTGCAGACTTTTCTAAAAAGTCCATTTCTTCTTGAGTCATAAAGTTTTCTAGTTCAACAATCATCTCTTTTCCACTGCCAAACCAGCCAGATGGGGTCAATGAAGGCTTTCTAACTACAACAGAAGCATTTATGTTTTCCATAATTAGATTATACCATTTCCCTTATTTTGTGTATTATCTGTAACTGAAAGACGTAAAACCTTAGTCTCATGTGATCCAACGCTTTCGCCTTTTTCATTAACCGCATCTCTATACCAGTCAGTCCACTCTCCAGACTTGTTAATTACTTGAGCTGCCTCTCCGTAAGACTGATGTGCCTTTTCTCTTTTTCTTTCTGGGTCGGAATAATCAAAGATTTGAATTGATGTATTATCCATAGCACTTAAAGAAACTGGAACTAGTGTTGCAATAGGGGTTCCTGCTTTTATAGTAATTTCTTTATTGGCAGACCGTGCTTTAATTGCTAAAGGAAAGCCAGTGTCTAGCCAAGATGTGCTTATTAATGAAGACATAGTTTCAAAATCATCATTAAAGTAGTTTACTGGATTGATAGTAAACATACTAACATTTTGTTCAGACCTGAAGGTTAATCCTGTATTAATACTCACAGTGGACTGACCTCTTCCAGTATAAGTGAAATTGTTACCCTCTAAGATTGTAACATTGTCTGAGTTTGTATCATTTATGCCGTTCCAAATAAACTTAATGTCTTCCTTGCATGAAAGATTCCACCCAATCATATTTGCTTGAGTAACAGGAAAGCATCTGTATGCATGCTTTTCTGGTGTTACATCCATCCAATCTCTTTTAATTGACATTGGAGAAATAACAATTTTTGAATCTGGAAATCTTTCAACAGAAATATTAAGCATTACCGATTATCCTCAGTATACATTTCTGGTGTATGGAACTTCTTGTTATAATCTAACATTGTAACAATAGAGTACTTTGTTCCAGATGTTACTGGCATTGCACGGTGTGGATACATGTAGTTAGATGGGAATATGTACAAGTCTCCTGCATCTGGCTTAATTGATAAGTTTTGAAGTCTAAAGTATAGCTCTCCACCCTCATAATCATCATTTGGATAAGCAACCAATGATACTGTACAGTTATAAGAGAAGCCATGATCATGGTGCTCTTGGAAATGTTGTCCTGGACCATACTTAATAAAGTTAAACGCTTCCCAATACTTTAGGTCCATGATGTTATAGTCTTTTCTATAGTCATCAACTGCTGCAGATTTAACATCATAAAGGTCTTGCCATAACTCTTGTAGCTTAATTGAGTCTGGACTAGTGTTTAACTCAATGTCTGACTTTTTATATTTAAAGTCTACGCAGTCTCTGTAGTCAGGAATTAGTTGTTGATAACCAACATATGCTGGCTGCCATGTAAACTGATCCTTTTCTCCCAAAGGCTTTACTACTGCCTCAATCCTATTAATAACATCAATATCTTTGTTGATTACACCCTTGTAACATACAATTCCGTTTCCAAGGTTTACTTTTTCTGTCCAAGTTTTCATGTTTCCCCCTATTTATATTCTCTTCTAGACCAAACTTTATTCTTATAAACTCCACCGTCAGGCTGTCTATAAAAGTTAGCATTCTTCATCATTCTATCATATATCTCTGTTGACCCTATAAAACTAATATCATGTGACCAATCTTCTCTTTTAAATGGAAGGATCTGAACGTATGGAGTTCCTGCTGGAATAGTTCCTTCCCAACCTTCTGCAATAAAAAATGGAAATGTTCCAAGAAGATGAACACTATCGTTGTCAACAATTCCAGTGGTATTCATGAATGGTAAGTCAAAACGATTCATAGGTGTCATAAACAATGCACTATATCCTTCTGGTAGCTCTAAGCCCCAATCTGGATACCAGGCAAAATGATCCCTATAAAAACCTTTTGGGTGCTCAAATTGTGGCATAGCAAGTCTTTTGCTACAAAAATCTTTATGGCGTGCATCATCTATTCTTACATCTATTGAACCACCAGCTGTTTTAAAAAAAGTAAGATCACATGGAGTCTTAAGAACATAGCCTGTTGAAAATGCATCCATTATTGCTGGACATGCTTTCCATGTAGGAATTTTTCCATAGTCATCAGTTGTTCCCTCTTTAGGAAAAGGACAAACTTCTTTTGGCGCTTTGTAATATTCTCCAACTGCATTCTTAGCAAATCTATCTGCATCTTTATACCATTGAGGAATAACAGATTGTGTTGGAGATGGAACAGAAGGACTATCCTTGGTTATCCACGGTCTGTATGCTGTAAACTTTGCAATATTTTCTTTGATTGTCATTACTTGTGACCTAGCTCATTAATATCAGTCATTATAACAACACAATATTTTGTTCCAGACCTCATTGGTAATGATGCATGCTCATAAATATAGTTTGATGGGAATATTGCAATATCTCCTACCTTTGGAGTAAGCGTATATCCATCTAGTCTTGGGAACTGAATTTCTCCGCCTTCATAATCATCGTTAATATAAATAACTGCAGAAACTGTTGCGTTATATGCTGGTCCATGGTCTGCATGAATGTTGAAGTGTTTTCCTTCTCCTTCATATTTTACAAAATTAAATGCTTCATAATATACAACATTGATTCCCCAATATTTTGCGTAGTCATCAATACAATACTTTAGCTTCTCATATATTTCTTGATGTAGATCAATAAGCTCAGAGTTATGCTCATCTCTTGGTCCTAAATTTTCTTGCTTAAATCTAAAATCAACACAGTCTCTTGCTCTTTTTATAGGTGTAGAAGAATTTGTTACTTGTGCTTCTGACCATCTATATTTTTTATTACCGCTTAGGTTTGACTCAAGAATATCAATATATCTTTTAGAGTCTTCTAATGAAAAAACATTTCTGTAAACATTTAAACCAAGTCCTGGATTCTCTACTAGAATGCCATTGTCTATAGTTTTTGCAGCAACCCTATTTAATGCTGTTTCAGATCTATCTTTTGTAAACCAAGGGTTTTCGTTTTCATCATAAAATTCCATTAAAATCTCCTTTTTTATTCATTATACACCATCTTGATTTAAATTTCAACCAAACAATATAGAAAAACATTATTTTAAAATAATATGAGTGCCACCCCTATAAAACAAAAAAAGCCAAACTATGTTGGCTAATTTTGTATTATCTGATTCTTACCAGACACCAGGTAAAGTGAAGTATGGGAAGTACGGTGCAGCTGGTCCAAAACTTGGGAAGTATGGAGGGAAGAATGGGAAGAATGGGAAGTACGGGAAGAACGGTGGGAAGAATGGGAAGAATGGGAAGTACGGGAAGAACGGTGGGAAGAACGGGAAGAATGGGAAGAACGGGAAGAACGGTGGGAAGAACGGGAAGAATGGGAAGAACGGGAAGAAAGGTGGGAAGAATGGTGGGAAGAATGGGAAGAACGGCGGGAAGAATGGTGGGAAAAATGGCGGGAAGAATGGAGGGAAAAATGGCGGGAAGAATGGAAAGAATGGAAAGAATGGTGGGAAGAACGGACCAAATGTAGAAACAACAGAGTTAGATGGTTGAGAGAAATCAGATACTCCATTATTGTTAGTTGCAGTAACTCTATAAGTATATGTTCCTGCTGCTGTTTCTGTAATTGTAATTGGTGAAGATGAACCATTTTGTGTTTTAGTAGAAGAAGATGTTACAGTATATCCTGTTATAGGTGAGTTTCCACTGTTTGGAGCTGTAAATGTAACTGATACAACACCAGAAGTTCCACCAGATGCTGTTCCAATTGTTGGAGCGTTTGGCTTAGATGTTGGAACAACTGCAGAAGTTGCAGCAGAAGCATCAGATGTTCCTATTGCATTTCTTGCAGTAACAGTAAAAGTGTAATTTGCTGGAGTTCCATCTGTTGATAATCCTGTTATAACGATTGGTGAAGATGATCCAGTTGCTGTTTGTCCGCCAGATGAAGTTACAGTATAATCTAAAATAGGGGACTTACCATTAAATGATGGAGCTGTAAAAGATACAGAAACCTGTCCATTGTCATATGTGCGTCCAGTGCCCTGATCTGTACCTGTGCCAATAGTTGGTGCATTCGGCTTTGACTTCTTTGATGAATCGGTGGTACCAGTATTTTGTGAGCTCATAGCAGTAATTGTACCATAAGATTATACAGTTTTTGATATTTTATCTAACAAATATATACATAGATTTTACGACCATTGAAGCATCGTTATCTGTTAGGATTTGAGGGAATGCCCCGTAATTTCTCATTATATCACTTTCTATAGCAAAAGTATGCTCTAGTGATAGGTCATAGGAAAACTGATATTTAAGGTTTGCGCCAAAGCTGGTTGGGCCAGAGTCTGATTCTGGAATGTAGGTTCTAAACCAAACCTCTGTATTATTACTAAATGTTGTCAAAATAATATCATAACGAACCGTTATTATTGAACCAACCTTTAAAGATTTTAGGTTTATTTTTTGAGATTCTGCATTATATAAAGAAACGTTATTTTCTGGAAGGTATAACTCATTATTTTTACCCTTGCAATCAAAGTTAAATCTAACCCAACCATCATTTCCTTTAGTGGCACCCAACGTGATATCTTTTTGATTTTTATTTGTGTATAGTGCCCAACCAGTTCTTTGTCCTGATGGTGACAGACTGCTTTCTCCTGGTTTTCCGTCCTTACCATCTTTTCCAGGCCTTCCAGCATCTCCTTGAGGTCCCTGCTTACCTTCTGGTCCAGTCTCTCCTTTATCGCCCTTTGGTCCTTGTTCTCCTTGCGGACCTGGAACTGCTATAAAAGATACTTGTTGCTCAAGCTGATAAGAGTTATTTATGTTGTCAGAATATTTTTTAGACTTACCTGGAAAATCCATGCTTGTTGCCATGGAACCACTCTATTTCTTTACCTTAAAAACCTTTTTACCAATTTTAATAACTGGTGGAAGGTTTACTTGAGATACCTCAACTTTAACGACAGGCATTATAAACCTCCAGGAGTTACGTCACCTAGAACACAAATTGTTCCAAGTACTGGAGTCCAAACAGTTGGCTCTATATCATCTTCTCCAGCAGGTATTGTTGCCTGTAGGTCAAATGGAAGTTCAGAAACTATTGATGTATATTTTGTTCCCCAGTTTTTTGTTAGATCTGCTGATGCAAAAATTGTTGCTGTATGACCAGAAACTGTAACTGTTAACTCATCAAGAAAATCACCAGACACGTCATAGGCCGTTGCTGCAAAGTCCCAATCCTCTATATCCCAGCCAGTGGCTTCATTATCTTCAAGAAATTGAACTGCTAGGCTTGACGAATCTCCACGAACAATGGTCCACTGGATGTGAGCTGGAGTTGCTCCTAATTTTTCTATTGCTGGGGTACACATGTAACTGATTATACCATTAAATAAAGCTAGTACTCAGACGCAGTGGGGTGGGTTAGAATCTGAGTACTAGCAGGCTTAAAGTATAACATTATTTATTTAAGTATATACAATTTGGACATTTCAGACATAAAAATTTTATAAGGCCAGGGTATTTGGAATTGTTACCAAAAAGTTATAATTACTGATATACCAAATGTCCATTTTATACACATTAGTAGAAATAACCTTATGCTATACTTAAAATATATAAAGAAAAGAAGTATATCTAAACAAGGTTTTTAAAAGATATATTATATATAAAGGAAAATAGGAAAATTAGGTTATTTGTTAGTTTTAGCAATATGATCAATTAAAATTTTATACATTTCGTCAAGTTTTTTTTCTTGACGATCTCGTGACAGGATAGAATCAACTCTTTGATCCTCTAAAGCATCCTCTAGCCTATTAATTTGATCTTTTAGCGAAGATCCACCATTGGTTTTAAGTTCGCTCAAGTAATGTTTTACAAGCCACTTGATTGCAAGCCCAAGTGATGAGACAATTGTAAGAATTGCTACAATTAACGAAGCCCAATCTTGAATTGTCATAATAAGATAATTATATCATTATTTAAGATAAAGTTCGGCGGGTGGATACAAAAAATCAAAGTGCTGCCTTTAAGTTTCGCCAGCAAATGAATTGCATTAAAGTCGTCGCCGAAATAGAGATATCAAACCATTACACAGACACATCTGGATTGACACCATCCAAGCATGTCTGATACAATGGAACTCTATGCTTGATGAAATTAAAAATACTCTCATTGGTGGTTTGCTATCAAAATTAGCAATCCATCATTCTGTATATCGTTTACCTTGTACAAGTGAATTTTTAGAAGAGCTTGTATCTGATGTGCTAAATCAAAACGGTATGCCAAATGACTGGAAGCCTGATAGAAGCCATAGCGTCAGTATAGACATGACTTTGGACTCAGGTGAGAGTATATCTGTCAAGTCAGGAAGATATGATCCAGAGAAGGCTACATTGGTTATATCTGGGTCTAGGCTTGGCAAACACGAGACATTAGAGAAGATGGTAGAGTCTGTTGCTTCTACACATGCTGATTACTATGTGTGTTTAGCCAAAGCAGACCAGGATTGGTCCTCTATCCCGTCAAAAAATGAGATCAAGACATATCATCTATTTGTCTTTGAAGCATCAAAATTAGATTATGGTTTTGAGCATTGGTCAAGAAAAGAATCTAAGCATGGCAAAGGTTATAAGTACGTAATGGATATACCAGGTATGTCAGCTACTATACGTCCTACTATGTCTCATCAGTTGTGGACTACGGTATCTTGTGATATCATTGGTATACCGACAAAATTGGAGATACTGTGAGCGACGATGTTCGTCCTTGGGATCTGTTTAACGGATCTCCTAGAAGCCCAGAAGAGCTTGCAGCATACCGTCTACAAATTTGTACTGGATGTGAATTCTTTCGTAAGAGAACACAGACATGCAGAAAGTGTGGATGTTTTATGAAACTAAAGACGACACTGGAACAAGCCACGTGTCCTATACAGAAATGGTGATACAATATGAATGATCAAGAAATAGTTGCGTTTATGGTTGATAGTCTCAATGCAGACAATCGTGCTATATGTCAAAACAATGGAATGGATCCAGCAGAGATTGAGAAATCAATTGAGCAAAGCCAACAGTCACTCGTCTTTATGATGGGTAACTTATACGTCAAGATGAAGGAGAAAAACCTAATTGCGTAAACACTACTACCATCTAAAAGATGAAGTAATTGAAGGAACTAAGCTTGAGCTTCTAGGTAAGCCAGACACTGTAGTTCTTGTTGTTACAGCACACACAGAAGATCAAGCTTTTGAGCTTGCAATGCACAACATCAATATGAATAACTGGCAGCTAGATCACGTTGAAGAATAATGACAAAATATACATATTCAACAATTAAAGATGAGGTTGAAGCTACCTATCTACATAATGCAAAAGTGAACGTATATACTTCACTTGGCGATGTTGATTTTAGTAAAATATATCTAGTTGTTGAGGCTGCTGATGAAAAAGAATCAGAAGCTATGCGTAAAGCTGTTACAGATATACGTATGTGGGAATTATATAAGATAGAGGATTAAACCTCTTTTACTTCTTCCCAAAACTTGTCTCTACCCATGTTGTCTTTATTAGGCATATGGGTAGATTCTTTTTCAGAGCAATTTTGACATACCGTTTCTGAAAAAATTTTTGAAGCCAGGTTTTCTTCGTTTTCTAAGAAGCTTTCTAGATTATCTAATATGGACATATTTTTATTATACACCAAATCTGAAAATTTTTTTAATTTTTGAATATGCAAAGCAATCACCCAATGTAAGGGTCAAACACTGATAAGATTATTATTACTTCTGAGGCTTTGAAAGATGAGGATCTTCGCATGTGCATCCAGCACAGCAAAAGTACTCTCTTGGGATTGCCACAGGTTTTGGTGTTTCTTCCATGATTTTATTATAGCACAGAATATGCTATTTTCAATTCCCCAAAAATCTGAATATTTTGTAGCTTTGTATGATACATGAAAAAAATAAAATAAATAGAAAAAAATAGTGAGCACACTGTTCGCATGCCCACAATCTTAATCTAGTGTAGTGCCACCTTTTTATTTAGCTGGGGTGCCACCTTTTGTTTTTGGTGTACTACCCTCTTAGCATTTGCAAGGGTCTATGCGTGTAGTACCCTCATCAAAAATAATAATACCAGTATCCCCACACGCCTCGCATGTGTGTGCGTACATTGCTGATGTCATTTATTGACCCCACACAATTCCGCCAATAGTGCATAAAGCAACAGCAATAAAGGCTGCAATCATTCCTGCTTCTGGGTAATCCTCTACCCAGTCAATGAACATAGTGAATGGATTCATTTACTTACCTGCCTCAATCTTTTGAATGTTAGCAGTGAACTTCTTGACCTTGCCTAGTTCGCTATCGTTGAGTGATGCGATGAGATGGTCAATAGCCTTGACCTCATGTGCGATGTTGTCAATGCTTAGTAGTTTAGAGCCTTGCCAAATTGAGTATGTGATTGTCATTGTCATTGTCTGTTCTTCTTTCGTTAGTTTGTTTATAGTGATAATACTAGTAGGGATAGGGACAAAAGTCAAGCTTTTAGCGTGTGGTGTTGGTCACACTACCAGCCATACACACGCTTGCGGTAGGCTTCTACCTCAGCAATCTGCTCTGGTGTAGCGTTGCGATAGGCTTGCACGCTCTCTCTAATCCATGGTGAGCGTTCCATAGCCTTCTCGTGCTCTACTGCATAGCGAGCCTGTTGCTCTGCTCTTACTCTGTTTAGTGTATCCATTTGATGAACACCTTTCTTTAGTTTGTTATAGTAGAATACTATCACACTACCCTGACAAATGCAAGTCTGAACACGGCGTGTCGCATGTGATGTCGCTCACACTGCCCGACACTTATCCACAGGTTTATCCACATGATGTACGTCACATGTGTTCTACGTCACAATGTCCTAAATGTCCGTTTTGTACCCCTCAATTTGTCAGACCCCCCTGTTATACTTACTAGTATAAAGAAAGTTAAAAAGGTTTTAACTAAGAAAGGAAAACAAAATGTTTTCACTAAAATACAAAGTAGAGTATAACTCTAATCCTAACTACCCTCTATCAAAAGAGTTTGGTAATGTTTCTCTAACAGTACCTAGCGAAGTATACGCTAATGAGTACTTAGACCTAGTATCTCAAAGAGGTACTATCCTAGAAGTTTCTCTAACAGAGTTAGAAAACTACACACCTAGCAATCGTCAGGTGTTCGCTACAACTAGAAGTTGGGAGTAATCGTAATGGATACTTATAACAGAATACTTAAAGAGCAGCAAGAAAAAAGACTTGCTCAATTAGAAAAAAATAAGGCTAGCATAGAGGCTATGTTCTCTAGCAATAGTCGCCCTCTTAATAATCAATACCTTTTAGAGAAAGAAGAAAACTAATGAGTACTTTTTTACCTTTAGCATCAGTATGCGGTGCTACATCTACAATGGTTGATGTCTATGACTTAGACCTTAACCCTCATGGGGTTATCTGTTGTGACAATTGCAAATCAATTGTGTTATGCCGTGAGGCTTGGGACTTTTTATACAAGGAGAATAACTAATGAACGAAGTTTTAACAAAAGACATTGCTACTCTTGCAAAAGAAAAGCATGGAGATAATTATCTTGCATGGCTTTGGGGTGCTTCTCAAGTTTTGCTAAATGAAAAAGATTTGCAAATGATTTTAGAATTATTGGAGGAAAACTAATGTTAGTTATTCTAATCGCAATAACTTGTTTTGCTTTTGTAATTGCAATTCATAGTTAATAAAAAAGATCGCAGAAATAAAAAGCTGCGATTTTTTGTCGGGCACTCTCAGTTGACTCTCAGGAATAATGTGTTTAAGGTCACACGATTATTTCTCCAATTTACGGCGTGTCGTCTTGACTTTTTGGCTTTTGTAGTGTAGTATTCTACTTATACAATTAAATAAAGATAAATCAGGCAGTGAGCCTAGCAAATAAATGTGATGCAAATCACAGTGAGCCTAGCGAATAAATGCCAAGATTTGTCAGCCCCATGAGATAAGATAGTCTTATCAACTTAACGAAAGGATGACATCCATGTCATACACTGTAACACTAGAAACCTTTTCAGGTTCAACAAAAAAAATCAGCCTACCTTCAAAAGGTGCTGTTGCTCAATTCATCACAACTTACCCTAACACTTTACCTGTTGGCGTATCTGTTAAAGTCGCTTGCGACACTCTAGGAATTACTGGAACACTACGAGGAAAGGCTTCACTATAATGAAAATTGAACACAATCTAAAGTTCGTCACAGAGTTTGCAGAGGGCCACCCTGTAACTGCAAGAATGTCAGCGTTACCTCATGAAATGCAAATAACAATGCTTGAAGGAATGTTGAAAGAGTTAATCGCTCCAAAGTTAGGTCCTATCCTTGATGAAATTAACGCAGGCGGGTCCTATGCAATCCTAAAGGTGGCAGAGTAATGATGACACGCAAAGACTATGTAGAAACTGCAAAGATTCTAAATAAGTTTATCAACAAAATTGATTCACTAGAATTTCAAGATTTAGTTTTTGAATTCAGTGAGTGGTTTGCTTCTGACAATCCTAGATTTGATGAGGACAAGTTTTATTCTGCTTGCATGGTAGATGAACAAGATGTGTTTGCACACATGCAACAATCAACAAGATACAATCCTAACCTGTAAAATAAAAAACCTAAGCAAGTTTTAAAACTGCTTGATCTTTTTCAAAAAAGCTGCCCGACAGGTTTTCCACAGGCTGTTGTGGATAACTTTACGTGGTTGTGATTTTTCTCACATTTATTGAGCGTCTCACTATTTGGATTTACTAGCCAGTAATTAGATTTTTGTCAGCCAGCCATGATAGGATTACAGAGTAATAAAGTAATTAAACAAAAAGAAAGAGGTTGCCACATGGCTACTAAACTATACACAATAGAAAACCTACTTGTAGGAAAAACTTATCGCTCACGAAACCGCCACTTTGAGGGTGTAATCACACACGCAGAAAAGCGTGAAGGAATTTGGTATGGAGAAAATACTGAGGCGTATGTCGTACAGATTGACACGCCTTCCTATTTGTCAGACCGCTATGCTACTGTTGCAGTAAAGATTGGAGAATAAATAATGAATACATGGGATTGCATGGATTGCTATGATGAGGGCGTACTCTTTTGGGGTAGCACTAATGGCGAATACGACTCAGAATTTTGTGAGTGTGACAAGGGTGTCATGCTTTACAATGAATACACCGCATGGTACGCTAGTAATGAATTAAACGAATACACATTGGAGAACGCATAATGGAATACCTATACTCTGTCACCGCTACCTATGACTCTGCCTCTGCACCTGTTTGGATTGGTCGTTATAGTGATGCTTTATCTGCCGTTGAAACTTTCCAGCAATTTGTTGATAGTGGAGATGCTAAGGAATACGCAACAATTAACTTGTCAGAACCTAGTGGCAAGATGCACACAAAAACTCTTTACACAACAGGATTGGTGGTAACACGATAATGGGAAGTAATTTTGCACAAGACTTAGCAGAAAACATTGACATAAGCCTTGAACAGGCTATTGGTTATCACTTACAAGGTAATCACTATCCACCAGTACCACTAAGCATGGTGCCAGTATGCATACAGGCTATTGATTTTGCTCATGAGGATAAGTGGGACGAGACTATTGAAATGCCAGATGGTATTTCTTACAAGGGCTTAACCTCTGCACCAGTTTGGGCTATCATTGAGCAACACCACCTACACGCATGGTTGCCAGAAAACGTTGAAGACTATGATGAAGACTTAGGATTTGAATTAGGATTGGGGTTAGAATAAATGAGTGCTACAATAAATGACATGGAACTTGTAAAAGCTGATGCATTGAAAGTTGATGCATTGCAGATTGGCGATCTTATTAGTTACAATGATGAAATCGTTGAAGTAACTTTTATTGAATGCGATTCAACAGGAGATAACTATGACATTGAAATCACAAATGATTTTGGTGAATCAGAAGTTGTTCAGTTTGCATTTGATGAAGAAGTTGATTGGTACGTTTACTTAGACTAAAAAGGGCCCGACGGCCCTGTGATCTACGCCACAATTACGTAAGTTGATATTTTTCCCCATTTCTGGTAAGATTATTACATGAAGAAAAATGCTGAGGAATTAAGACGATTAATGGAATTACGTCGTTCTAATGCAGCCTCCGCTGTCCCAAATAAAAAGAAATACAATAGAAAAAAATGTCAGTCCCAAATGCTAAAATTAAGTAAAGAAAGCGAGTAGCCACCATGACTAAATTACTCAGAAGCAAAGATAGGAAAGTAGCAAATGCCGTCACCCCTAATGGAAAACAAGCAAGTATCGCCAACACGTTTGGTCTCCCCGCAGGAAAGGCGTACTCATGCCCTGGAGCGACTAGCGTATGCGAGAGTGTTTGTTATGCTGGCAAATTGGAAAAAGTCTTCCCAACAGTAAAGAAAAACTTATTGCACAATTGGGAATTAGTTAAAGACGCTGATCATGATACGATTGAAGCATTGCTTGAAGAGATGATTAAAGATTTTAAGGCTGATTGTGTAAAGCGTGAGGCACCTATGCTATTTCGTATTCACTGGGACGGCGATTTCTTTAATGATACTTATACGTTCGCATGGAAGCATGTCATTCTTAATCATCCTGATATTCAGTTCTGGGTATACACACGTGTGAAGAGTGCAGCAGTAATGTTAAAAGACATTCCTAATCTATCTCTCTATTACTCTACGGATAGTGAGAATAAGTCTATTGGCGTTACCCTGAAAAATGATCATGGCGTAAAGCTTGCATACCTTGCTAAGAATTTCTTAGTAGGACAGGCAGACATGAAAGAGATGATTGGCAAGGTAGGCGCTAAGTGTCCTGAGAATAAGAAGGCTATTCCACTTATCTCTACTAAGGGTTCCGCTTGCGTTTCTTGCTCATTGTGTGTATACTCTAAGAGTGACATCGTATTCTCATCAAGTAAGAAATGAGGACAAAATGGACATGTTCGTTCTATTATCTCTAATAGGGTTATTATTGTTCTTGATAACCCAATAATGTGACCTAAATCACACCCGCAAGCGTCTCAAATAATGAGAAATACAAGAAATGGAGTTGAAAAATGTCAGTAGGAAATGTTATACTTAATACATACAACAAACTAACAAGGAGAAAAAACATGACAGTAGCAACAAACACATACAAGGTAGGCGACCTCTACACATCTCAGAAGTCAAAGGTAACAGGAACAATTCTTGAAATCTCACCTACTGCAAAGGACACAGTTCGTGTGAAGTTAGATGTAAATGGCAACACACGCTGGACAACATGGAAGGCTAATGCGTAATTAGTTAGTTCTATGTCCTGAGCATGACTCTAAACTGCTCACACTAAAAATGTCAGACCAACCCCCTATACTATAATCAACCACCAAAAGAAAAGAGAAAACACATGGCAAGAAACGGGAAATCCATCTCAGTAAAAATCGCAACACCAAAGGTAATCAAGGCACTAGAAACTCGTCTAGCAGAACTAGAAAAGTCTTACACCTCACAAGAAGCAAACGAAGCAAAGTATAAGAAGGCTTATGAGAAGTGGCAGAAGGAACTTGTTGAGTATGCAGTAGCAAACATCAAGAAGGCAGAAAACTTCCGTACTAACTATCGTGCTTGGAACAACACTCTCAACATTGACTTTGACCTGACAGTATCTAAAGAAGGTCTGCCAGTAGAGCCTGAGCGTGAGTTTGAGCAAATGGGTCGTCATACCTACCTAGAGCAGAAGCAGGAAATTGAGAACGCTATTCGTATTCTCAAGATGACAGATGAGGAAGTAGTTAATACTTCTACATACAATGCTATTGCTCGTTATCTCTAATTAGATTGAGAGATGGGGGAGGGTATTTGACTCCCCCGTCAAAATCTAGTACAATTAAATTAACCAAACAAACAGAAAGCAGGCCCCCAATGGACCAACTAACAAAAGACACACACTACATGACACGAGAATTTCTTGAGTCACAATTAGTATCAAACAAAGAGCGTATTGCTAATCTTGAATCACACATTCAAACAGTAACTCAGCGCTCATATGGTGAGGCTGCAGAGCGCAACCGTATGCGTAATGAAATGCAAGAGTGGACCTTAGAGGCACTTGACAATGCACAAATTACAGAATCAGATGCAGAAGAGATTGCTAGCATCTGTGGCTTTGAGTTAACAAAAGAATTTGAACTTGAAGTTACAGTAATGTATTCAGTTACAGTTAATGCACGTGATGAAGAGAGTGCACAGAATTTAATTCATGACATTGATTTTGATTCTGTATCATATCCTGAAGGCGTTGCGTACCTATCATCCAGTGTGGACCGTATAGATATTTAGTAGGGGGTCTACTAATAAACCTGAGCACGTTTTAAAACTGCTCTTTATTTTTATTCATGCCGTTGCATAAAAATTTGTCGGGCACGCTGTGATCAAGCTCACACTATGATTTACGACACATTAAAAAAATGTCCATTTTCTCCCATTTTTAACTATCTAGATTTGCATTTGTCAGCCCATTCGTGTATGATTGTATTAACAACAACAGAAAGAAGAAAACTCATGGCACATGACCTAGAAACACAAAACGGAAAAACATCATTCGCATCTTTCCGTCAACCTGCTTGGCATGGATTGGGTACCGTATTCACAGAAGAAAAAAATACAGCACAAATGTTAGAGGCTGCTAACCTCAACGGCTGGAATGTTCGTCTGGAAGATTTGGAAACCCCATCACATTTAACAAGCGACAAAAACTATCAGTACGTATTGCGTACTAACCCAACAGACAATTCACAGACAGACATTCTTGGTGTCGTAGGTGAGCGTTACCATGTTATGCAGAATGAAGATTTATTTTCATTTGGTGACAACATTCTAGATGGTGGTGGACGATGGGAAACCGCTGGCTCAATCAAGGGTGGACGTGTTGTATTTGGTGCACTAGCACTAGAGCGTGAAACAATCCTTGACCCTAACGGAGTTGCAGATAAGGTAAAGACTTATTTACTTATCAACACATCACATGATGGCTCAATCGCTATTCAAGCAAGCATTACACCTGTTCGTGTTGTGTGCGCTAACACTCTTAACCTTGCATTGAATACAACTAAGCGCAAGGGTGGCGTAAAGCAATCTTTCAAGATTCGTCACACACAGACAGCACAAGGTAAGGTCGCTATTGCACGCCAGACATTGGGCATGGCTAACTCTTACATGGATTCATTTGACATCATGGCTAAGGCAATGATTGAAAAAGAAATCAGTGCTAAGCAATTTAACGACATCATTCTTGCTGCATACCCTCAGCCTGACAAGGACACTAAGGGCGCACTAAAGAAGTGGGAAAACAAGGTTGATGTTATCAATGACATCTACACAGGCGAGTTTAATGGTATGATTGCTGGTAACGCATGGGGTGCTTTCAATGCACTAACAGAGCGTTTAGATTGGTATCGTTCTGCTCGTGGTGGTTCTAACGAATCTATCCTTGCATCTGCAAGTGGTTTTGACCCTGCTATCAATGCAGAAAAAAATCGTTTGCTAAAAGTTGTGCAGAATGTTATGCAACTAGCATAATAAAAAATCCTGAGCATGATGTAAAACTGCTCAATGGTCTGTTAGCTCAGTTGGTTAGAGCGCTACCCTGTCACGGTAGAGGTCGTGGGTTCAAGTCCCATACAGATCGCAAGAAAAAGGGCCCGACAAAATTTGGACAAAACGGACATTTAAGAAACTATATAAATAATCTCAGAAATTCTGATTACGGTAGAGTTGATTATTTCCCAGTTTTTGGGTACAATTAATACATGACCCAAACAATGAGAACAATTGATGAACTAGTAAATGAGATGTACATGGATAATGAACAACATCTTGAATACATGGAGAACATGAACGGTGGGGATTGTGATTGTGCAATTCACACTACCTTAAACACAATTGTCAAATACTGGTGGGATGAGGAATGATGCTAGGCTATTGTAAAGAAGATCTAGATGAAATGATTAGCGCTGTTCAATCTGCTTTAACTACTGTTAATCCTGATGATGACCCATGGCTACATGATAACTTATTTAAAGTAACAGAGTTTATGAATGGCCTATGGGCAGAAGGGTACTTTGACTAATGTGGACTAAGTATAGTTATGTTTGTACTAACTGTGATGCTCTTATTGAGATCACTACCCTGGCAATTCCTGAAGAGAATGCATCTTGCACCTGTATGCGAGGAGCTTGGGTAACACGTACTGCAGTAGAGGCTGTGACTAACATCACACCACCAAAAGTTGTCAAAATCAACACCAACCCCTATAATTAATATATGGACCTAAATACATTAAGAGAGTATATAAATATTCACAAAATCTCATTGGAGCAAGACATTGAAGACGCTAACAATGATATTCCTATCAGTGATGATGAGTACTACGAGTCAGACGCTTACTATGAAGGAGCCATTGCTACCTGTAACCACCTATTGGAGTATATAGATGAGTAAGGATTATCCTTTCATACCGCCGCACCTTGAGAAGGGCTTAGAGGATATCTCTATCCCTTTGATTGACCTTATGCATGGGCACCTAAAGGTAGAAATGCTGGACTGCGAAGAAGAACTAAATAATCTATCAGAGTTACAAGACGGACCTAGATATCAATATGTACAGGGGTACATGGAAGCCTTGACAAATCTATATGCCTTGACGTATAATTTAAGTATTGACCGCCAACAAATAGAAAGAGACCACCATGCCAAACTGGGTATATAACGGACTGACCATTGAAGGTAGCCCTGACTCTGTAAAGAAGTTAATGGAGCAGATGAATACACCATTCGTTCGTGTCCATGATAACTGGAATGTCAAGACACAGCAAATGGAAAAGCAACAGGTAACATATCCAAACCCTGTCTTTGCATTCTGGAATATAATTAAACCAACTGACATGGAAGCATACGACGGTCCTCAGCCTAAGAATGATAACTTTGAAGAGGCCATGAAGTTTAAGTCAGACCATTGGTACGATTGGAATGTTCGCAACTGGGGAACTAAGTGGGATGTAGCGGTCTCATCTCTTGAGACTAATCCTGATACATACATGGAAGATACAGTCAATGGTGAGAACCATGTTGTCTACTATAACTTTGAGACTGCTTGGTCTCGTCCTATGACTGCATTGCTTACTCTTTCTGAACAGTACCCTGATTTATTATTTACTTTATCATATGAAGAAGAGACTGGCTGGGGTGGCGAATGTGAACTGCTTCGTGGTAAAGTTATCTCAGAGTCACAGTATGACAACATGTGCCGTAATTGCGACGGTACCTACCTAGATAATGAAATCACTGGTTGTGATGACTGTGGAGACTATCCATGCCCTCTATGTGGCTGGAGCAATGACATGTGTGAACTACACCAAACTAGATATGAGGACCAACATGCCTAAGACTACTTATCTTATTGAACTAGCCGTTGATGAAGGATGGTTTCATGCTATTAGTGAACTGACTGCAGATGTACACGAGGGTGAACTATGCGAATGGGTCAGGGTACAAGCAGAGACTGAGACTGACGATCAAGACTGTGAGAACTGTGAGTCTAATCCTAAAGAGCACCCTGAAGGCAAGTGGTGCACATCATGCAGGGATGACTTTAAAGAGTCAGACGAGGACGACGAATGAACTGGACACAATTAACGTTATTTGATACAATTGAAGAAACTACTACAGAAAAGGAAACACCATGGGAGCAAGAATAAATTTTGTATTTAAAGACGGTACTGATTCAAGCGTCGTACTGTACAGTCACTGGGGCCAGGATGGATGGGAAGTTGACATTGCCAAAGCTTTAGAACATGCTAAGCCACGCTGGAGTGATTCATCATATGGCACCCGTATGATTATTAGTTATCTTATTCAGCATAACGTTTTAGATGAAACAGGTTTTGGTATTTATTCTATTAATAACGTGGGCTCCATGGACCTGGGGGAGCAGACAGTGGTCATTGATTTTGTTAATAAGACAGTTACTGATTCCGTGCCTGTCAAATGGGATAATTTTATCCAAGCATATTTACCTGAGCACGCAGCGGTATAAGCAGACGCTGCAACGGGGGAGTGCGATTTGTGGTGGGTTGCGCTCCCCCCTTATTTTTGATACAATGGAGTGAAGGAGAACTATGAGACGAAAACTAATCACCAAAGAGGAAAAGGTTGCAATCCAACTTTCCAACATCTTGGCAGACCTTCGCCTTGACCTTGACTTAGTGGGACAATACCTTGCAGAGTCAGCACCCAATGTAATCTATAATCGTTTAATCACAATCACAGACTCAGCGGAACACACACGAGAGGAAAAATACAATGCACACCAGTACAGACTATTCTAAGAAATGCGAAATCCTTAACGACCTATGGATTAATCACATCAACAATGAAATGTTCTATGATTTTATTGAGGTCAACGATCTTGGCTTGCCTATGTCTCATTTTATTTTTGAGGGGATAGTAGAGTCAACACCATTGGCACAGGAGATAGTAGAGCAGACATTTGAGGATTTGCTAGAGCTTTTGGAAGTCAAGGACGTAGGGTTCACCAACCTTAAACAAATGATTTAGACTTGACAAAAGCCCTGGCAAGGCCCGACAAAACCAAACCATAAAACCTTATTACGATCAAACCTTTTCTTTCCCATTTTCGGACATTACGACAGCTCAAAAATTTTCTCCTAATTTAGACATTACGAACGATCAAAAAATTTTCCATATTGTAGCCTATCAAACCTTATTTGTCAAACCATGTTATAATGGTTTTATGCCAAGAGATCATTTTTCTCAAATGAGTAAGAACTCATCTCATCGCCATGATCAACCACATGATATAGAAACCTTCAATAAAGACTTTGGTGCTATATGTGGTATGTTGTATAGTGTTATAACTCTTAAGTGTTTCTTTCCTAAGTCCCCCGTCCAAAGCGTGACTAATAATCCTGTCACTCATTCTGCGGGACGGTATATACAAGAACAACTACCATTCTAAATCCCTATAGTATATAAGACATTACGATATCAAACCTTTTCTCCTGGTTTTTGATATATTTTTAAATATTATCAAACCTTTATATAATATTATTGGACATTTTGGACGATTTTGTATATGGTTTTTATATGGTTTTTAAGCTATAAAGGTTTGACAAATAGAGGTTTGTATGATATGATCCATGCCCCAAAGTAAGGTTTGACAAAAGAAAGGTTTGATGGTAAGGTTTGGCAGGCCCTTTAAAACACCCTGGACATTACGGCCCCATCTGTATAAGAGCTCAATAACCCATTAGACATTATCAAACCACATGTAAACCATATATAAAAAATATCAGTAAGATTTATATGTGGATAACTTGTGGATAACTATGATATTTTAAGCATAAAACCATGTGGATAACTGTTCATCTTGGTGTGCTATCATGGATATATGCTAACAATAATTTCAATACTAACAACCTGGTATCTCACAAAGTTATACTATACAAAAACCTTTACTATCCAAACACCAGTAAAAGAAGAAGGTCCTATGGTGCATATAAGATGTGTTAAGTGCTCTCAAACCATCTACACCCATAGGGATAATCTTAGAGCTCCATACTACTGTCTAGCCTGTGGATAACTTTAAAAAACGGTACACTCTCTTAGGCTATAGCCCAGAGTCTCTGAGTGTCTTGACCTGATCAAGTAAAGACTCATCTATTTTCATATTGGAGTAATTAGAGACAGCATCAGGTCCTACAAACCTAAAAAATAACATCTTAACATACTCTCCCTCCTCAAACCTTTTATGAGGTCTCCAGTGTATGTTTGTATTAGGGTTAAATGCTATAGCGTTATTGTCTTCTACTGAGTATAGTTCTGTGTTTATTCCTAAGTCCCACGAAATATTGGACTCTAGTTGGTAGTCAATAATAATATCAATAGAATCACGATCAATGTGTGGTGGAAGGTTAGGTTCTCCATAAATGCCATCGTAATAAGCATATGACATGCTAGATAGCGAAAGCCTCTTATCTGATATATCATTTGCAACCTGAAGAAGTGTACCAAGAATCTCATTTATCTCAACACGAATAGTACCAACTACTCTACCAAGCGTAGTGTCATTATTAATCTCTGTTGTATCAAGCACTTTCTTAATAACTGATATCTGGCTATCAGTAAATAGATTGTCTATCTTGTGTACACTCATTTAAATATTATAGCACCCTTGACATACCCTGGCTTTTCTGAGACAATTGGAATGAAAAGGAGAAAAACATGACAACAATGACACAAGAACTACTAGCAGAAATGATCTATCCAGAGCACTCTGGTGGACGTACGGAAGTAAGCATTCAGGCTATGCGAGATATTATTGCAAAGCATGACCCAGAAGGCTTTAGCGCTTTCAACCCTTACGAACACATGTAGTTATGACTCCTGGACATGAGCCTAAACTGTCCAAACAACTACTATTGAAAGGTTTTACAATGAAGGGTTCACTTTGTGCTCATAAACGTGGAGAGCGTTACTTTACTAGTTATCACTGGTGTAATGAATGTCCTCCTATGGATATCTACCGTGCCATGGAGCGTCAGCAAAAGCTTGACTGGACTAAGGCTAATGCTAAGAAAGATAAGTAATGGTTAAACCAAATTGTCCAGCACGTAATGATAGGGATGAGCCAAACCTATTTTCTAAGGGTAGTAGGGGTGGCAGTAGGGGAAAGGTAAAAGGCCGTCGTCGTAAGCCTCCAAAGTCTAAGCCTGTTATGAAGGTTGGTGGACGGAAGGTGTCTGCTGCTATTGTTGATAAGACTAAGTATAAGTTTCCAGTGGAGGTTTCGCATATTAAGGATACTAACCAATAGTGCCCCTTTGGGGCATGAAAGGTTTGCTACCTCTATATCGCCGCCGAACTTAAAAGCTTAAACTAAAGCCAAAATGTTGGTATACTGTTAATGTTAAGCAAGAGCAAAGGGGTGTGTAGTGAATAAAGTTGTGTTTAATTCTTTTCCAAGATCTGGAAATGTCTATCAAGCTACTGTATGTAAATATTTTTTTGAGCGTTATACAGCTGCTGTCCATATGCCAGAAATTTTTGGTGTTAAGGAAATAGACAACATTACTATTTTTAGAAAACCAGAAGATGCAATTGCTTCTTTAATAATGAAAGAGTCAAGGCCTGAGTCAAAAATAGATAAGGACGAAATAATTGGTAGATACTACAAGAATGCAGACATCTACAGAGAATACATGCAGTATGCTATCAAAAATAAGGAAAATATATATATAGGTAAGTTTGATGTATTGATTAATGATACAGTAAAACATTTTGAAAACATAGCCAAATATTTTAATATTGAACTTTTAGACA